CTGAGCTATCGGTTTGAAAATTGATACCAGTTAATTTTGTTGGTACAATATATTTAAAGGTAACTGTTGTTGTAGAACAATGTGAGATTGGATCATATATTGATAAAGTCGCTGTTTTATGCCATTCATCATAATCCAAATTATGACTTGTATCATCGTCAATGTTAGACATATTACGCATCCAAGAATATAAACTTTTCCAGTTTGTTAAATTTGAATCTATGATAAATTCGGTATTTAACGTTTCATAATTAAATTGCATAGTTGGTACTGGAACAGTTGTACCAAAAATTGTAGGTTGACTCGTATCAGGAACAGTACATCCTGGTAAATTGGCTTTTTGACAATTTAATTCAAATTGACGAGTTCCTCTACCAAACACTAATGTAAAGTAACTATTATATAGTGGATTGATATTTGAAATACAGCTCATACAATTATTTATCTAATAACAAAAGCCCTCCTCATTTCTGAGGAGGGCTTCGAATTGTTACTTGAGTTCTGACCTATTACTTAGATCGTGTTACCGTGTAGATGTGTTACACGAGTTAGACGGTAGTATTGGTTAAGTCCTGCAGTCAAATCAGATGCATCTGGTTTAGCTGAACTGTTAAGTACGAAAGGATTAGCAACTACACCGTAACGGGTCTTGAACGCAATACGTGGTTGGAACGTATTAGGATCAACGGCACGAACCATTTGGAGCGGAACGTATGGGCAGTAGAACAGACCTGCATCATACGGAGACTCTCCCTTATAACCTGTGCAGAAGAAATTAAGTCCTGCTGGGCTATATGGATCGATATAAACGCGAATCTTACCACTCAAGATACCAGCAAAGGTGCTTTGAGTATCATCAACAGAAAGTTGCGGCATGATACCAGGTGAAAGATTCATGAATCCTGACATTGATAGTGCAGCAGCAGTATCACTATCGCAGATGATAAAGTTACCCTTACCACGGCGAGTTTCCTTTGCAATCTGATTGCATTCGCGTTCGATTTGGAAACTAAGACCACGGAAACGTTCTGCAGACCAACGACCGTCAGAATCTTGATCAAGGTCATATGTACCAGGAGCTACAAGATCGCCTTGTTGAGAACCATTCTTAGCAACAAAATAGATGGTCTTAACGAGTTCGCGATTAATTTCAGCAAGAATTTCTGTGCTGAGAAGATTTGCGAGTTCGGCTTCGGCATCTAGACCGTGAACAGCCTTCAAGTCTTGTGCAAGTTCAACAGTGTAATTACTGCTTAGTGCACGAGTCTTAGCTTCTACGGCAACACGATCAATGCTAAAGGCCATTTGATTCCAGTTACCATACTTTGGATTAGTGTAACCACCAGTACCACCAGCACTGAAGCTTAGTGGATTGTTACCAATGCCTTCACCGTTCGCAGTAATGATACCACGAAGAGCTTGAAGTCCGGCATTTGTTGGAATGAGACCACCAGTTAAACCGTAACCGGTACCAGAATTCCAACCAGCTGAAAGACCCTTAGATGCAGCAAATGCAGCATCTAGTGTCCAACCGGAACCACCGAAGGATGGTTGTGGCTCTTGGAACATAGCTTCAACATAGTTGGTAGCATATGCACTGTCAGTTCCACCGAATTGATAATTTGCACGCATGGCAAAAATCAAACCAGTAGGAGCTGTCATCGGCTGAACGCCGCAGATGTCGTAGGCCATCAAATTTGGCATAGAACGACGAATGAGCGAAATGAGTACTGGGTCATAACCGGAAACTTGACCGGTATTATAACCAGTAGAGGTCGATGGACCACCAAGGTTACCATTAGCACCCATGTTTTCTGTTAGGTGTTGTGAACGAAGAGCTTGTTCTTGGTTCTCTAAAAGAACTGCACAAACTTTTCGACGATAATCGTCTTTGATTGGTGGAAGAGCCTCGTGTCTTAGTACGGGATCCCACTTCTCGGTTAAAATGTCATACGGGGTGTTTTCTTGAAAATTCATGGTAAGTTATTAATCTCCTATTGATTAAAATTATTTAGTAAAAGTGAAAATTTAGACTTTCTTATTAAGTCTTCCTAGTGCACCAACATAACTTTCGACAAGTGATGTTGGGGCATTATTTACGGGTGAAAAGGTCTGTTCTGGCTCAGAATACTGAGTTGGAGCAGGACGACTTCTGGTTAGATAGTTTTCGCGAATAGCAACGAGCTTTTCACGATATTCTTCTGGAGTATTAAAATTAATACTTTCCATTAGATTTTGTAGTTTGGCAACTTGTGTGTCAGCAAGATCGCGGCTTTCAGCAACAAAGATACCTGCGCACTCTGTTAAGGAAACTTCCTTCTTAAGATCCATATTAACTTTCATGGATTCATTGAGTCTATTTGCAAGTTCCATGTTGTGAGAATAAAGTTCATCAAGAACATTATACTTTTCTGCTGGAACATCGATGTAATGATTCTCGAAAAGATTCTTGAGACCGCTGATAAAGTTTTCTGCGATTTGGGTTTTAACACCTTGTTCGACTGCAACAGCGTTTTCAGTCATCCACTCTTCAACAACATAGTCAAGATAATCATCAACCTTTTCAACGAGTGATTCGGTAACGTTTTCAAGATATGACTTTACATTGCTGTCAACTTTCTCAACAATAACAGCAACATTCTTCTCAACTCGATCAGCTACAACAGCTTCAAAGATACCTTCTAATTGACTGACCAATGATGGGGAAACATCTTCACCTAAAAGAGATACTAAAGCATCACGGAAATCTGCTTTGGCTTCTTCGTTAGTTTCTTCGGTATCATCAGTTTCTTCTTCTTCCATCTCTTCTTCCATATCTTCTTCAGGTTCTTCCTCTGAAGACGATTGCATTTGAACTGGTGCAGCCATACCAGCACCAATTGGAACTTGGGCTTGTGCCATTGCAGCACCACCAAAGTCAACGGGTTGAGCAATCATATCTCCTTTACCAGTCGCATCAAAATTTGGTTGACCATTTGATAATGAGTACGATCCGAGGCCCATGGCTTCGGCAGCGGCTTCAGAAATATTCTTCTTTTGTGTCTTTTTCATAATAAAGTAATCCTTGTGAAATATTTAGTAGTTTCTATAATTACGGAATCAATCCTTGTTGTTTTAATTTTGCTTCTTTAGCTGCAAACTGTGCATCTGCAACTTTTTTCTTACGTTCTTTAAACGGATCATATGGAGTTAGTGGATTTTTGCTGGTTTTTGGTACTAGTAATTTTGTCCACGGTGAGCCTGCACCCTGTGCTGCTAGTTCGTTTGCACTGTTACCAATATTACCAATATTAGCATCAAACCAATTTGCTCCACTAATATCACTAACTTGTCTTAAAACTTTGGATGCAGCACCAGGAATACCAGAAAAAAGTTTAGATGCAGCGGATTTAGCAAAAGCACCTACAACAGGTACATTACCCAAACCCGCTGGAACAAATTTTGATAATGTATCACCAACAGCTTGTCCACCAAAGGCATCTATAGCATCTGCTGCAGTATCTGCTATTTTACCAGCACCATACAATCCTACTGCAGCTGGAATATCTGTACCCTTTTGGTCATTGAACAAGATACCACCCATACTCTTGTTGTCATTTTTATCATCAATACCTTTACGACCACCAGTACCACTACCACCACCAGCTACATCTTTTTCAGTAACTTTTTTTTGTTTCTTTGGTTTAGGTTGTGTTGCAGTAACCGCAGATTGTTGTACTGCAGAAACTGCAGCAACTTTACTAGGATCAACTTGGTTATCTTTTTTATCTACTTTGGCGTTTGCACGTGTACTACCATCTTCTGCTTCTGATATAACATAATAATCTTTTAAAGTATTATAATATTCATTGGCAGGATTACTTGTGAGGTGCATTTGAAGTGCCTCAATCAAATAATTTTTTGTAGATTTTTGTAAAAATGAATTCATTTAAGTTTATTAAAATATTCTTCAAATACCTTAACAATATTTTTATTTAAATTACGACTAGATGAATTCTTAATAAGTTTTCTGGCTTCCTCTATTTGACGTTCTTGCCATGAACCCTCAACAAGCATCCATTCTCGCCCTTCCATAATTCCATTTACAAAGGCGTTTGGAGCTGATGGGTCAGCAACAATATCAACAGCAGCAAGCATAAAATCTTCTTGAACTTCTTGATATCCATTCTTAGCTTTTAATGAACCCATACCACGAGTAGATACACCTAATTGTGCACCCTCATCAATAAGATTTTTTACAATCTTTCCCATTGGGGTATCCAAAACTTTAGCTTTACCGTAAATAGAATTACCATCTTCATGCAGTTCTTTGATGATATGTGAGACACGATCAAGATTAACTGTTGGTCCAGTAGGATGGTTAAGTTCTCCTAGAGCACGACCTTTATTTACATATTCATTGATATATCGGTTAGTTTCTTTGGCAAGAGTTCCTTGTGGATAAACTCTACCATTTTTATTTTTAACACCCGATTGCATAAAAGTACCTTCAATGAAGTAATTCTTATCTCCATTGCCAGTATTTTCTTTAATATATTTTATATCTTCAGTTAATTCTGTAATAAGTTTCATTGATTATTGGTCTTTCCCATTATATTTTTAGCAACTAACTTATATTGTTCTTGAAGACGCATTCCAATTTTGCCATAAAGGACTTTAGCAGTCTGATCTTTAAACGCAACGGCATTTTCTTCTATTACGGTTTTGATTAATTGGCGAACATTATTTTTCATATGAGTTTGTGTGCTTTCTTCGAAAATGCTAAGTGTTGTTTAAATACAGATCCGTCTTTTAAAATATCTGAAACCATTTTCTCTCTATTACTTGGGTTTAGGGATTCAAATAACTGTTTTAATGAACTTATGTCAGATTCTGTAATATTTATATTTGAATTGTTTTGAAACATATATGTACCCGGAACACAACTATTAACAAATTCTATAAATTCCAGTAATTCAGGAGATTGTGGGGTAGGTGTTTCTCGAAATAACAACTCTTTTCCAATCAATTTCTTGGTTATATCTACATTTTCATGGATTTTAAATACCAAAGCATCAATAATATTTTGTTTAAAAATATCATTGTTTTCTGGCAAAAGGCTTATGATTCCTTTTTTTAATAACTTTTTACTTTCAGTTTCCATTATTGTTGTGGTTGTTGTCCTGCTGCCTGTTGAGCAGCTATTGCTGCTTGTTCTTGGGCGATTCGTTGACGATCTGTTACCATTTGTTTTTCTAGTTCTATCAATTGTTCTGGTAAATATTTAAGAATTTCTGTCTTTACATATTCCGTAGAAAAATATTTACCGATATATGGCTCAACAAATGAAAGCATTTTTAAACGTTCAGAAAGAATTTCAGATTCTTTTAGATCCCAGAAATAATTATCTGTATTGAAAACAAATTTAATATCTGATTTAAGCACTCGCCAATCC